CTCCTGCTGGAATTTCTCCGTTTCAATATTACCCTATGCTTGCCGCTGAAAAAATGGCATCTGGAGTAACTGATTATTTAGAATCTCCAAGTGATCTTGTAGAAGGCGTTCGATCAGGAGCCATAAAAGAAAACGATCCGCGGTTAGCTGGCGTTGATCTTGTGGATATTTTTGATGACGATCCTACTTTGGGTTTGCCAGATTTTGTTCCAGATGATTACGAGGCTGGAGAGATATTTACGTTTGATCCAACTGGAGAGGGTAAATCAAAAAGTGTTTCAGATGCAATGGACCTACAAGCAGAAATCGACAAGCTGGGAACTGTCGGTGGTCGGGGTGAAATAGTTGAAGGTCCAACTGAAAGAGCGGATTTCCTAGAAAAACAACGCGGTCTTGCAGCAGAAGAATTTAGACTGAAGGAAAAACAACTTGTAGATAGTCAAGGTGGTTTAAACTCTATGAGTGTGGCTGATTCAAACGCAGCTAAACAAGATGCAGCCGAACAATTGTTTGCTGCATCTATGGAAGATTTTATTAGCGGTGTTCGTGGAAAAGGTCCTGAAACCAATGAAGTTCGTACTTTAAAAGATTATAAAGATGAGTTTTTTAGAGCCACAGGCATAAAAGCCCCCGGAAAAATAAATGCTGGTGCGGCGCTTATGGCGGCTGGCACAGCCATGATGAACAACCAAATGGGCGGCAAAGGCTTTAGTGGCATGATGTCCGTTTTGGGGCAAGCCTCAGAAGCCGCGATGCCAGAGTTGGTTAAAGCTCGTGAGAAAGTTGACTTGGAAAGCAGAGCGGCTGGCAAGTACGCTTTGGAGATGCGCAATGCGGATCAAGCAACCGCAAGAGCCGCTAAAGAAAAAGCTATGGAGCGTTCAGATTATTTTATTGTTCCAAAATCCAATGATGTTAAAGGATTCTTAGCTGGTGTTGGTGAGGGTAAAGGCAAGCTGGAGTCGTTAAGTAAGTATGAACTTAACGCTTTGCGAAATGACCCTAAGTTCAGAGAGCAGTTTGACGTATTGCCCGGATCAATGTGGGGGTCAATTGTTTCTGAAGCGATGAAAACTCCCGAAGCTAAAGAATACTATGACACAAAAGCCCCAAGAAAAATTGAACTCTTCGGAGAGGGCGCTGGAGACATGTTTACCATCGAAACATGGCGAGCATTGCCTCAATCTGGAAGAGAAAACCTTCTTGTGGGAACAGGTCAAGATGCTTACGAGGGCCTGTCTCGTGCGGCTAGAGACATTAACAAGGCTAAACAACAATTCATCACTGGGATGGGGTTAGCCGAAGGCGTAAACATTTTTAGATTTGGTGTTGATAAGTTGGACTCATTGGCCTCAACTCTTGGCTTCAACATGAGAGAAGGCATAACGCCAACTCAACAACTTGAGTTTATCTTAGATAAGCTGCAAGCACAAAACGCACCCGAGATTTTAGGTGAAGCGGGTAAAACAATTTCTGATGCAGACCGCGCTAGGGTTGCTCAAATCGTAGGTGATTTGCGTGCTGGTAGTACGGCTGATGAAATCACATACAAGTTAAACCAACTCTTCAATGACATTATCATTAAAAAAGAACAGTCTATTTTAGGTGCTTTGAGCACATTAGATAGATATTCAGGAAGAGACATTGCATCCAGATTGCAAGGAGGTCCTTTAGGAGAAGAAGAACAAGCGGAACTTGAAGGTTACTTAGCAAGCGAGCAGTTTTCTGGAGTTGATAGATAATGGATGATCGTACCAAGCTAACACTGTTCAGAGGTATAAAGTCTGGAGCTTTAAACGACAGGCAAAAGCTAGATGCGTTCAGGGCCATAAAAAGTGATGCCGCTAACGAGGATGTTGCGGATTTAATAGGCTCTCTTTCTTTTACTACTTTAGGTAAAGGAAAAACTCTTACTGAACTGGTTGATGAACGCCAAGGGCGTGACCGCGAAAGGTTTGATTACTCAAAAGGCGCAGACGGCAAGCTCCGATCTCTTATGTCTTTTGGCGAAACAGAAGGTGATCGTGAAGCCATCTTATCAAGTCTGGTGGGGGAAGACGGCTATGTGCGTGATCCATCAGGTCAGCTTGCTTTAACGCAATCTGGTCAAGAAGCTCGCGGCATGGAACCCATCGGCAAAAACCTCATTATCGAAGATGAGGGTTTTAGCATGCGAGACTTCTCTGACTTCGCGGGGATTGCTCCAGAAACTGTTGGCTCTATAGCAGGCGCTATAATCGGTGGTGGGCCATCATTCGGGCTTGGTGCTGTAGCTGGTGCAGGCGCTGGTGCAGCGGCTGGTCAGGCATTAGAAGAGGCCCTTGAGTCGTTCTTTGGTGTGCAGACCCAAGACTTGGGTGAAGTCGCTCGTGACGTAGCCATAGAGGGCGCTATCGGCGCTGGTGGTGAAGTGTTAGGCGCAGCGATTATCGGCGCTGGACGGGGCATAATAGGCGCTGGCAAGAACGTAGCAGGCCGCGTTGGTGGCAGAAGCCCAGCGGAGCAATTAGCTGATGAGCGTTTAGTTCGAATGGAGAGCCTTGTAGATCGTAACTATATCCCATCTCTTGAAGCAATGGGTGCTCCAAAGCCCGCAGCTTACGGTCAAAAGTTTGTTGAAAACGCAGGCAAGGTCACGAACCGTATAGACAACAATACGAACCAAGCGTTGATCGACAAAGCAAAGTTTCTTGAGGGAATCAAAGGTGACGCTGCAAGTGAGCTAGGTGAGGATGTAGCTTGGTATGCTCCTTCGCAATTTGCAAAGCTCAGAAAAGCTAGAGACGATGCACGAAAGGGTATTTTTAGCGCAGTAGATGATGCATTGGATTTAATGTCTTCGTCTTACGACAAATCAATCCCTCTTAACACACAGGCTTTAAGCAGCATTACAAAAGCATTTCAATCTGGGAACGATAACGCTGTTTCTAACTTTCGAGCTATAGATGACATGCTTAATCAAATTCAAACTCCTGTAACTAATGCGAGCGGCAGGCAAGTTATGAAGACGGGAGGGCAGCTAGATATATTTGATGTAAACCCGATAAAGAATCAACTTACAGATTACATGAACGAGATGCGTAATTTAGCTGACCCTGCGGTTGAGGGTGCAGAAATATTCTTGCGCGGAACATCCAACCGCGGCGCAACATTTAACGAAATGGCTATCTTGCGTAAGCAAATAAATGACAGCCTTTATTTCGGTGGTAATGTCTCTACCAAGGGCCGTAATATTTTAGATAAGGTGCGCAACCAAATTGATATGATGATGGATGCTGATACCATCTTGGATGACATCAGAATAAATACAGCGGGTCTTCTTCCAGAAGAAAAAACTCTTCTTAAAGAAGCAGCGGCTCAACGTAAATTTGCCATGAACAATTACCGCGAGTTTAGGCAAAAATATGACAAGCTCGCTGACCTAAGCATCATTAGATCAGTCGATAACCTCCAAGATTTTGAGGGATATGGCGCAAGAGAAATCGCAGATAAGTTTTACGACAAGGTAATAAGACCCGACTCTCCAGCGCGGCTTCAATCTGTTTTAGACGCCTCTGATAATCCTAACGCTTTAAATGATATGTTTGCTCGTAGGTATTTAGAAGATGGATTGGAAGTCGCAGGAAGAAGCGATGTGGACCCAACTAAGTTTGATGGTCGTAATTTTTACAAGCATGTTAAAAAACTAGGCGATACAGGTCGTGTTTTATTCGGAGATGAATGGGGGCAAGTTCAAAGAATTGCTAAAGACATAAGTGGTGCTCACACGCGCAAGGGTATTTCGATTGAAGATGTCCACAATGCTACTGACGCAGCGGGTGGTGAATCAAGCATAGTTCAGGCCATGCAAAACATGCTAGTCAAACAAAACGAACTTAGTGACGCTTTAAAAACCAGTGTAATTAAAGACATTAATGCCGGGACTTATGAAAACTATGACTCTGTTGTTAAGGCTTTGACAAACCCCAACCTAACCCAAAGTGAAGTCATAAAAATAATGAGATTTTTTGACGGAAATCCGCAAATGAAAGAGAACATGAAGAGTGTTGTCTTGCAGGATATTCTGTCTGTTGTAGATGATCAGGTGTTTTCTAGCCCACAAGCCGCAAGGTCACTTAAAGACACTTTGTCGGGTTACAAGAGAGGCACACTGAGACAGATATTGGGGGAAGATTCTTCTGATGCTTTGTATGGATTTGCTGACGATTTAGTTGATCTTGGCGATGTCGGAAAAGAAGGCTCAATTGCAGCGGGATCACTTTGGGCTAATATGTTTAAACATCCAATAAACACACTTAGCTCGGTCGGTAAAATTAAACTGTTTGCGAACGTTCTTGGAACCAAGGGTACTGCTCAAAGATACCTACAATTTCGCCGTACCGCAAACAATAATCCTGAAGGCCAATCACAAGCTATGATGAATATTCTAAACGAATCATTAGCTGAAGAAGGCGTAGATGTTGGAGCAGCAGCTTCCAGAGCGGGACGCATTGCCAAGCCTATTGTATCAGCAACTGCCCAAGGCAGCAGGGCATTTAAAAATGTTGCGCCTCGCGCTGCGGGACTTGGATCATATGAGCAGCCCGGTCAAAGCCGAACAAATGTTCGTCCATCCCCGGCATCCAGAATTCCAAGCATTGATGTTCCTGAAGTATCAATGCCGTCTGCACCCGCAGAACCTATGGGGCCAATTCAACTGTTGCAGAGAAACGTGCAGAGCGAAATTAGACAACGCGCACGCGAAAACCCAGCAGTGGCTGCAACACTACTGGGCGGTCTAGGTAACGCTGGATTTCTTTAATCTTCGATAACTGAAGCCAAGCCACCGATTCCAACACTGGAATCATAGGAACTTGGAGAACGATGGTTGGACTTGGCGTTGACACGCGCTTGAATATCCTCGTATGTTTCATCAATCATGCGTGCAAGCTGTCGCCCTATAGCACGATCTTCGTGCTCCGCGATGTAAACCAGCTTATCATACGCTTCAATAGAAACACCTACGGATTTGTATTTTCCGGGGTTTGGCATGGAGTCTCCTTCCCATAAATGACTTTCCCTACTGTATATAATCCCAAGCGGCGTGGGTCAAGACCCAAGTACGGAAACAAGAAAGTAACTGTGCAGGGAATCAAGTTCGACTCCAAGTGGGAATCTGAGCGGTATCTATATATAAAGAGTCTTGAGCGTGCAGGTAGGGTGCGCAACCTTGAGCTACAGGTGCGGTTCGCACTAGAGGTCAACGGTCAAAAGATTTGCACCTACATAGCAGACTTCCGCTACGAAAAAGAAAATGCCAACGGCGATTGGGAAACAATCGTCGAAGACGCTAAGGGTGTTGAAACGCCTGAGTTTAAACTAAAAAAGAAACTTATGAAGGCTTGTCTTGGTATAGAAATATTCTTGTCAAAAAAAGGGGGGCGCTAGGCCCCCACAGTATTATGTGTGTTTAGCAATATGCCGTTTAAGCTTTGTAGCTTGTTTGGCAAAGTATTTGCCGCCAGCCACAATCTCTGGGTCATCATCCCAGTGACCTTCGCGGTAGTCGATGTCGGCACGATTGTTCAAGTCAGCTTGAAACTCACGCGCGATGTCAACATCGACTTGCGTTGATGGCTTGATCTTCCCAGAAAGGAAGTCTTCAAGAAACGCAATATATTGATTGCGATATTCTAATGGCTTAATGCCATCAGCACACTCAATGAAGTTTGACACTTCACTGTAAGTGTAGCTTTTCTGACCACGGAAGGTCAGACCGAATGGGATGGTAGTGGTAGGCATGGCATACTCCTTTCAGAGTATAAGGGGGGCAAAGCCCCGATTGAAAATAAGAGAGCTAGAAACTCTCACCTCCTATAAATACACTATATCCCATACATTCCCACATGTCAATAGCTAATATAAAAAAAATTATGTTGAAAAAGTTATTGACACATCCCACTCCATGTGGGATATATGGGTTTCTAGTAATTTAAAAGCGGAAGGAATCGACATGAACAGTCGTGAGCTATTCGAACGTCGAGACGAACTCAAGCACGTTATCAGCGAGATGCGCCTTGAACTCAAAGACGTTGAAGAACAACTATCTGACACTTTTCTACCAGTGGCGCGAGACGTATTGCGTGCCAATGGTAAAGACTTTGGTACTGCTCAAATCGCAGAAGGAAACCAAAGGCTCAAGGTCACTGTGGGCAAGAAGGTTACATGGGACCAAGAGAAACTGCGTGACACGCTTAACCACATGTCACCAGAAAACGCGCAACACTATGGCAAGCTGACGTTCGCCGTAGAAGAGCGCAAATTCACCGCGGCTCCTCCTGCAATCAAGGATGAGCTTGAAGAGTGCCGTACAGTGGAAATCGGCAGAATTACAGTAGAGGAAGTGGAATAATGGGTATCTTCGAACTATTGGAACTAAATCACGAAAGGATGATTAACGCGGCTAATCCGCTTGATCGTAAGCAGGTTCAATTCAACGCAGAAATCAATGCGGAAGAAATGAAGCAATTGCTTGAACTGAACTACAAAGGAAACCGCGATCTTAATCGCCAAACTTTCCGTAAGTACGTCAGAGCCATGAACCTTAACCGTTGGGTGTTAAACCCAGAGTCTTTGGTCTTTGCAAAAGAGGGCGGCTCATGGGTTCTTATCAATGGAAACCACAGGGGTAATGCTCAAGTGGAAACTGGCAAAGACAATGCGTATTCTGTTTTTATTGTGCAATCCACAGATGTTTACAAAACTTTGGATCAAGGAAAAATTAGAACGGCAGCAGATATTATTGGAGTGCATACAAAAATCATTATGCCGATCCAATATTTATTGCGATCTGCATCTTTCATCTCTTACCCAATGTCTGACGATGTTCAAAATGTATTGCAAAGTCGTATTGGCGAGCTTCTGAGTGAAGTTGAATATGATATTAAGCCGCCTCGCAAAGCAGGTAGTGTGTGGAAGCAAACTGGTTTCAAAGCTGCATATGTCATGGCTATCATGACGAACAGGGTAAGCTACGAAAAGGCATATGATATTTACGAAACTATCGTGAATAATGAAATCAAAGAATGGCCTGATGTGTTTTTGCTCCTGTACCGTCAGGTTATGGAAAAATCTATTACGATTAACAGCAATGGCAGAAGCCTAGACAACGACTTTTTTATGCGCGGTGTCTTTGCGTTCGAAAACCATGAAGCGTCAACAGATAGATTGGCAATTCACAATAGTTTTAGAAAGTCTGTTAAAGAAGACGTTTTTGAAATTATGAAAAACTTCATCCCTAAAGAAGAAAGGGAGGCCGCATAAATGGCTTTGCAAATTATCACAGCCGATCAGCGGCTCGCTGAGAAAAAAGGTCACAAGATCGTGGTCTGTGGTGCAAGTGGTGTGGGTAAAACCACACTGGCTCGCACGCTCAACCCAGCGACTACGCTGTTCATGGATTTGGAAGCTGGCGATGCAGCTATCGAAAACTTCCCTATCGACGTTGTACGGCCCCGTACATGGGCTGAGTGCCGCGATCTAGCATGCTTCTTGGGTGGGCCAAACCCATCCCTGTCAGAAGATCAACCCTACAGCCAAGCGCATTACGAATATGTCGCGCAAGTATATGGCGATACGGAAGAGATTTGGCAGAAGTACGAAACGCTGTTCGTGGACTCAATCACAGTGGCAGGACGTTTGTGCTTTCAGTGGTGCTTACAGCAACCAGAAGCGCGTTCTGAGCGGTCTGGTAAGGTCGATACTCGCGCAGTCTATGGAATGCACGGGCGTGAAATGATGTCGTGGCTTACGCATATCCAACACATTCGATCAAAGAACGTGATCTTTGTTGGCATCTTAGATGAAGTCACAGACGATTATGGTCGCAAGCAATATAACCTTCAAATCGAAGGCGCAAAAACTGGCAGGGAATTGCCCGGAATTGTTGATGAAGTTATCACTATGGCTATTCTGTCAGGTGATCATGGGCAATACAGGGCGTTTGTGTGTCAACCTCTTAACGAATGGGGCTATCCAGCCAAAGACCGTTCTGGAAGACTAGACACTCTTGAAGAGCCGCATCTTGGAAAATTGATTGAAAAGATGAATACTGGCTCACCATTAACCGACAACGATCTTACGTTTGTCGATCCATCAACTCAGACTTCTAGCGAAGGAGAAGCATAATGTTAAATTTTAATAATGTACCCGTAGATGAAAACCCACAGAACCAAGAGTTCACACTGATCCCGAACGGAACAATCGTTCGTGCCGTGATCCTTGTTCAAATGGGAGACATCGAAATCCCTGAGTTCGGTCAGGGCGCATGGTTCAAGAAATCACAAAGCACATCGGCTAAGTGGATGAACCTTGAGTTCACAATCATCGGTGGCGAGTATGATCGCCGCAAGTTCTGGCACAGCGTATTTGTCGATGGTGACAAGCTAGGCCAAAGCGGTATGCCTCTTGCAAAAGAGATTGGGCTACGGACGCTCAAGTCGATTGTTGAAAGCGCACGCGGTATTGATCCCGCAGATATGTCGCCACAAGCACAGCAAAACCGCAACATCAGCGGTATGATGGACTTGAGTGGCATGGAGATTTGTGCCAAAGTAGGCATCAAGAAAGGCACGAACGGCTATAAAGACAGCAACCAGTTGTTAGCCGCAATCACGCCGAACAGTAATGATTTTCTGCCTCAAGGTAGCATCCCAATGCAGCAAACATCCGTTGCATCTAATGTTGCCGCACCACAAGCTACTGCACAATCAAGCGGTGCAGTTCCTTCTTGGGCGCAGAAATAATCTAGCGGCAGGGCCATTCCGCGCCTGCTAGACCACGGATAGGGGGGCCGTGGGCCGCGAACCCCCCAACTTACTATTCTAGCAAATAGGTATAAATATGTTACTCAGACCTTATCAGGAGGTTGCTGTATCTGACGCTTGTAAAGCGTTGGACAAGCACAACAACACATTAATCGTAGCACCGACAGGCGCAGGGAAAACAATCATGTTATCCGCGTTAGTTGGCAAGCGACACAAAAAGGGCAAGCGCGTTCTTGTCCTACAGCACAGAGACGAATTGGTTTCCCAGAACAAAGAGAAGTTCGAGCGCGTAAACCCTTTGATCTCCACAAGCATCGTCAACGGCACAGTCAAGCACTGGGAAGGTGATGCAGTATTTTCTATGGTTCAAACGATGTCTCGTGATCGTAACCTTAGAGACAGACCCTTATTCGATATGGTTGTGATTGACGAAGGCCACCATGCCGCGGCTCCAACATACACCAAGGTAATCGACGCAGTTCTCAAAGACAACGAAAACGCAGAGATTGTGGGCTTTACAGCCACACCAAATCGCGGTGATGGCAAAGGATTGCGCGGAGTATTCAACAACTGCGCACACCAAATCGAGTTGGCAACCCTAATCCGCGAAGGCTTTCTTGTTCGCCCTAAAAGCTATGTGATTGATTTGGGTGTAGGTGATCAACTTGATAGGGTCACAAAGCGCGGCAAAGAATATGACATGGAAGAGGTCGCCGCGATTATGGATCGCAGTGTGATCAACGAACGCATTGTGGATGAATGGAAAGACAAAGCAGGCGACAGAAAGACTGTCGTGTTTTGTTCAACCGTTCTACATGCCGAACATGTTTGCGAAGCATTCTTACGCGCTGGTATTCGCGCTGACTTCGTAACGGGCGAAACACCTAAAGAAGATCGCGCTGAAATGCTTCATGATCTGGAGTTCGGTGATCTGCAAGTTGTGGTCAACGTCATGGTGCTAACCGAAGGGTTCGACGCTCCACCTGTGGCATGTGTGGTTCTTACGCGCCCATGCTCGCAAAAGGGTACAATGGTTCAGATGATTGGTCGTGGACTGCGCATCGTCGATCCTGAGATTTATCCAGACACAATCAAAACAGATTGCATCGTTATGGACTTCGGTACGTCCATTATTACGCATGGCGCACTGGACGAAACAGCAAACCTAGATGGCTCAGAGAAAAACGTAGGCGGTGATGCACCAACAAAAGTGTGTCCAGAATGCGAAAGCGAAGTTGCAGCCAATACGAGAACCTGTCCGATATGCGAACATGTGTTCGAGTTACGCGAGAAGAGCGAGCTAATCGACTTCGTAATGACAGAGTATGACCTCATGCAACTGTCGCCGTTCATGTGGATTGACCCGTATGGCGCAGGCACTGTGATGATGGCTACAGGCTTCAATGGCTTCTCTATGGTAGGCAAGATAGGAAATTACTGGGTTGCTATCGTAAAGGCGCAGAATGGGCGTGCTAGGATCGTTTCCATCGGTGAAAAGGTGCAAGCTATGTCAGCGGCAGATGATTTCCTAAGAGAGATCGAAGACAGCACTGCCGCGAACAAATCAAAGCGGTGGTTAAACCAAGCGGCAACACCAAAGCAAAAACAGCTTTTGCGCAACAACGGAGTGCAAGTAAGCGAGATGGATTTCTCGTGGACTAAGTACAAAGCCGCATGTTGTTTAGGGTACTATTTTAATCGCACACAAATTGATAGACTGATCGCAGATAACTGGAAAAAGATAACGGGAGAAGACTATGGAAAGGTCTGAAACATTAGACACAGCTAAAGAATATGTCACCAAAGACCGCGCCGCAACGCATGGCGATATGGAGTCAAACCTGACAACCATAGCAAATCTCTGGTCAATTTATCTGGACACGCTAATCAAGCCGCATGACGTAGGGGCTATGATGGCTATGCTTAAAATTGCTCGCATAAAATCCAACCCTCAAAATACAGACAATTGGATTGACGGCTGTGGTTACTTGGCGTGCGGCAACGAATTGTCTAATAAGGAAAGTTAATGCCAAGATTCGAAATGTATCTTTTTATGGTCGAGACTGATCAGGGCAATGTAGAAAGCTCTGAGTCCGAAATCGTGTGCTGGGTAAAAAACAGCAACGACATGCAGGAAGTTCAGTCTGTGGCTAATGAGATCATCAACGACAGGATCGAAGAGGCAGATAATACGGTCATGTTTGGAAGCGCAAGCATCATGGTTCACGGCGAAGAAGTTCTCAATTTGGGCTTCAGAAATAATGAGCTTGACCCAGACCAGATAAATAAAGTTATAGATTTATTTTCAATCGAAGAAGAGGAGACAATACATTGAATGACGTAACAACAGCGCCAAAGCCCATGAAGGAGTTGGCACATATACTCGGTAAGTTCGGGTGGGATAAAAGGTTTTGTGACCTCACCGAAGAACAAGTCCAAACATTGATATTTGGAATACAAGAATCACAAAAACTAGCAGCGGAGATTGAAATTGGAACCCTCGAAGACACTTACTTTAAGTCAACAGGCACTTGGCCCTCTACTTCAATCCCATTCTAGGGTGGATCATGTAGCAGAAAGCATCAAGGAAGCCGTCGATAAAGCTATCGTTTCTAACGAAACAAAGAGGGAGCGCAGAAAATACATTGGTGCGTCCAGTATTGGCGATGAATGCTCGCGCAAAATACAATACAGATACCTCAACTACCCAATAGACCCTGACAAAGCGTTTAGCGCCAAGACACTGCGCATCTTTCAGTTCGGGCATGAGATTGAGGATTACGCCGCAAAGTGGCTGAAAGACGCTGGTTTCGATCTAAGAACGGAAGATAAGGATGGAGGCCAGTTCGGGTTCTCAATCGCAGATGGTGAGATACGCGGTCACATAGATGGCGTGATCTGTGGTGGTGATGTCGATATGGGCTACCCCGCACTGTGGGAATGCAAGTCAGCTAATGACAGCAAGTTTAAAGGCTTTGTGCGTCACGGTGTAGAAAAGGCGAACAAAACATACGCAACTCAGTTAGCGTTGTACCAGACATATATGGAGCTAACCGAAAACCCTGCGTTGTTTACAGTAATTAATAAAAACACCTCAGAAGTGTATTATGAGCTAGTGCCGTACAATAAGGCTTTGGCTCAAGAAGCAAGCGACAGGGCGGTGAATATCTTGACGGCATCAAAAGCTGGTGACATTCTACCTCGTATCGCTCAAAGTAGAGATTTCTTCTTGTGCAAGTTTTGCGAGTTTCGTGAAACATGTTGGAAGGAGTAAAAAATATGGGACGCGCTTGGTCGGCGGCATCCCATATTTAGTAGTAAAGTTGTGGATAGGGACAAGATAATGAATGTTTTAAATTTTGGCAAGACGCCCAGAGAGGTAACAGAGAGAATTTCAAGAGAAGTTCCCCGTAGTGTCCAATTGAGCGCACTAATCGAAACGTTTCCTCAAGGGGTACAGCGTGGCAAAGAGTTTTTCATCGGATCATTGCAAGGCGAAGCAGGGCAATCACTGCGCATAAACATTGATACTAGCAGTCCTTGGTTCCTGACAGGCAAAGATTTCGAATCAGGTGATGGCATCGGGGGCATCTGTAAGGTATTTAAAGAAGCACGCGGGTATTCCCTATCTGAATGCGTGGATTACTTCAAAGATTACATCTCAGCAGACTACGTTGCTCCGCCAGAAAACATTGTTAAGCCGAACAATCCAGTTAATTTCTCTGTAATGGCGACTCCTCCACCCCCAGCAGTGCAGCCAGAACCCGAACAAAAGCGTACAATCAGTCCCAGCACGCCGTTCGAAGACGAATATTCATACACTGATGCTGATGGCGTGGTTCTCGTAACAGTTAGAAAATACTTTGACCGGGATGCAACTGGAGAAATTGTTCGGGATAGTGCTGGCAAACCAAAGAAACAATTCCGTCAGTTCATGGATGGTCGCCAAGGTATTCCTGAACCCAGACCATTATACAATATCCCGAACGTTTTAAGTGCGAACACAGTTATCTGGGTCGAAGGCGAAAAGTGCGCGGATGCTCTAACACAGCTAGGATATACAGCGACTTGTACCATCGGTGGTGCAGGTATGCTGTCTGAAAACACAGCCAGTAAGTTTGACTTCACGCAACTGCGCAACAAAGATTTGGTCTTATGGCCTGATAACGATGAGGCAGGCAAGAAATTAGCTCGGATTGTAGAGGCACAAGCCAAAGAAGCGGGTGCGAAAAGTACACTAACTCTGCAAATTCCTGCGACAAAAGAAGAAAAGTGGGACGCCGCAGACGCTATTGATGAGGGCTTTGACATTGATAAGTTCATCAAGTCACAGAAAAGCAAAGTCAAAAAGCCGATCTCTCTGCTAGACGAAAGCCTGTTAGTCGATAAATACTTTGTCGGATCGCCACCTGAGCAACATTTCTTAGTAGGTGACACCATTCCGCTCGGAGTTCCCGCAGTGTTTGCCGCCGCAGGAGACAGCGGTAAAGGCATGATGACACTCGATTTGGCAATGAAAGTCGCATCGGGCGCATCTATGCAAAGCGCATTCGGTGGCCTCGTCGCAGAGCATGGTGATGTTATTCTAATCACAGCGGAAGACGATAAAGACGAAATGCACAGACGTATCTCGCGTCTTGATCCGCAGAAATACCGCGAGCATTACGATCACCAACTGCGCATCTTGCCACTGCCAAACCTCGGTGGCGTGTTCCCAATCATGCAGAAGTTCGACAGTAGCTACCTGATGGGCGCAGAGTTCGAGCGCATCTATGAGCAAATGCTTGAGCTATCGAACCTAAAGCTAATTATCATTGACCCTATGGCCTCGTTTGTTCACGCAGATGTAAACGCTGATCCCG